TTTATGTTTCTCAATCAATTCTTGTTGCTGTTGTAAATCTTGAATAATCAGTTGTAATAGAATTTCTCTTTCTGTAGGTGTTATATCTCGTGTGTCGTTATATGAAGTATGAGTATTCTTTGAAATCAGATACCGTTCGTTTACGATGTCTCTAAATCTTACTGGGGCATATAACTTATTCTCCTTTTCAGATATCCAGCGAGGGTCGAAAAAACTCTCTGTCAGCTCTTAAGCTGACGTTATAATCAAGACCGCATACATCGCACATACAATGAAGTGTGTTGTCTACACCAAATGAGCTATTTGCCTTATCTGCGTATACAAGTATTGTATTAGTGTCTGCCATTGGAAGATTCTTCACCCATTCAGTAATCTTTACGGGGTTTACGGGGGCTCCATCAATACTCTTTATCAACTCTTGAATTGTAAACACAGTTGTGTAGTCAACTGTTTGTCCGCTCTTCTTTCGATACTCTTTTGCGTTATACTGCGCACTATCTATCATACGAGGGGTCTGTAGATATAGTTCAATCTTACTTTTTGTCATCGGAAGTTCAAATGAAAGGTACTTTGAAACCTCTTCTTGGTTGTATTCTTTCAACGGTAATTTTGTAAGATCAATTGTATCTACATTACCACATCCACAATAAGGGCAAGTTGTGCTTAGCTTATAATTGTTTCCGTATGTAACTACACGGAGCATATACAATAAAAATCGGTAGTCCGCAAGACACATATCGCGACTTGAAATGTTACAAGGAGAAATAATACAGTCGTCGATAATCTCACAAATGTTCTTGTATGGCATATCAGAAGGAGAGAGTCGTTTCATCTCCTCTTGTGTTGTCATAGAACGAAGTGTGATGTCTGGGCCTACCAGTTCACTATATACTTTGCCTTCACTAGGAAGAGTAAAAGTCTGATGGATTGTATAATCTTTCTGATTCATTTGACCATTCTCCATATAAAATAATATTTAGTTAAATAAATTATCTTATATATCAGTAATGTCAAATGTTATCTTAACAATTTATAACGTTATCTTGATATATAAAATAATAGGTAATCCCTTACGGAAATCATATTCATGACTGTCCCTATTACTTTATACAATTTAATTAGATGTCAGCGTCTAACTTAGCGTGGTCATACTGAATTGTTGCAGAAACTTTACGAGCGGAGTTGCCATTATCGCTGTCAAAGTCATCTTCTGACAGACCGCTAATCCAGCAACCATAAAGTGTCCAGCTTCTAACAACTTGATAATCAGGGCTATACTCAATAAGAGTACAATTCTTCTTGTAGTCCTGAACCAGGCCAACCTTTTCTGTAATTACGTTGTAGGAAAGGTTCTGCCATGCCATTAAGTAATCTTTTGTTCCAGCTCCGATGTAGTCATTTACAATCAGGCTTCCTTCTCCGAATGTCGGGACTCCTGCGTACTTCAGGAGGTTATTACCTCTACGAACCTGAATTACTTCTTGAGTGAAGTGAGGAACAGATGCTCTAGTAACTGACATACGAATAATCTCTTGACCCTTCTGCAGCTTTGTCATGTTACTGTCGTTACTGCTAGCAGGTTGAAGATTGTCAAAATCAGAGATTAAAAACTCGAAGTTATTAGAACGAGCAATTTCGTATAGGTTCGGATTGTCTGCAAGATTGTAAGTACCGATAGCAAAATTGGAGCTAACATCAACTGTACTGGGATTATATTTGATACTCATATTATTCTATCCTCCTTATCCCGTTACGCCACAGTCACGTCATCGTCGGTCATGTAAACCGTGATATCAAAGCTCTCAACAGCGTAAATCGGATAAATGCGAATTGATGCGCTAATCTTCGTAGGACTGTCGGAAGTATTACGAATAATTCTATATCCAGAAATTCCACTACCAGAAACCATCTGGTCAAGCAGAGGAGTCAGATAAGACTTAAAGTTTGTCCAAAGTGTAGCAGTATTCTGTTCATACAGAAGATTGATGCAAGCAGTATAGATCTGCTTCTTAACATCACATGTAAGGTTACGAAGATTCAGATAAGACATCGCCTGAAGTCCTAATGTGCCGTTCTGTCTGAGAGTTCTATTACCCCAGATGCAATACCCGTAAGGTTTGATACGAGTGATGGCGTTAACATAAATACCGTTAAGAGATGTTCCAGTTCCGAAATTCTGATAACCGTCTGCAATAGCATTTGTTAACACTTCATCTGTATGTAGTTCTTTAAGACCCGGAACAAGTCCTCTGCTAACTCCAGCTACGACATTCCAGTTATAGTTGGTCTGGAGTGATTGAGCAAGAGATGTAAGATAAGCAAATGAGCCGGGAAGACTTACTGCTGAATAGTTGTCATTCGTGTAAACTGCTTGAGGATAAATTGCCCAAGGAGTAAACATTGCTCCGAAGGCTCCGTTAGTAAAGCTATTTGAGTAAGTATTATTCAGAGCATAAACAACAGAGGTTGTTGCAGATGCACTTAGTGCTCTTCCAGGATTATCTGTATGGTCAATGAGAGCGACAGCATCTCCACGAGTGGCGCAGATGCTTAACATATCAATAACAATACTATTGGACTCGTACTCGAATACGGGGTATCCTCCTGAGGTTAAATACTTGAAATCAAAGTCGCCTTTACTGATTAGATTTGTTGTAGCAGATGCGTACAGTGTTGCCAGCTGAGAATACAGGTCTTTTGCAGTCCCTGTAAATTTACCGTTTTCATTGATCTGAGCATCTGTATTTATCTTACAGTAGACAACCTGTAATCCCTGAGACAGAAGCTTGGCTGCATAAATCCAAGACGGATCAGGAGCATCTGCATCAAATAGATTACCTTCTGCAGGTACAGCGTCTGTTGCAAAACCTTTTGATTCACCAAATACATTATAAGCAGACGCTTCATTAAACACTACCGGGAAAGAACCGAAGGCGGTGTAGAACTCTGAAAGAGTGCTGCAAGCAACAGGGGCATACTGTTCAACGGTTTTCACAGAAGACAATCCCGGGATAAAAACAATGTCTGTATTAGAAAGGGCTTCAACCGATTGTGTTAAGTCCTTTTCAGAAATATTTATTCTGAGAGCCATTTATTGTCTCCTTAATCTATATTGATTGTTTCTTTAATAAAAGTTTTCTCGTCTGGGTTTCTTACGTATAACATATTTTCATCTTCAATTGTGAGGTTATTTGCTACACGAAGATCCCACAGATAAGCGTCGTCTATATTTACTGTAACAGATAATCTAGTAAACTGTCCGTTGAATAAACGAACAGAATTATTAGATGTATCCATTACGTCAGAGTTAATTCGTATGTTGGCGTTATGTTTGAAATTTATGTCCCTATACGGAATTATAATACTTAGGGTAGGATAGTTGATAATATTAAATACAAGATTTCTCATGTACATATCAGCTTCTTTTTGATACCGAGTATATATATCAAATTGATATTGAATATTTATCGGTACCTGAGCTAACATAGAAGCTGTTTTTTCTCCTTGAACAACTTTTATGCCGTTATATGTTGTAGGCTTCTTGTTTGTATTTAATATTGTATACCCCTTAGGTCTGGTTACTGTAAGTATCGGAAGTTTTATAGGGTTGTCCTTAGTTTCATCTGCAATAACTTGAAAAAGGTCTCGAATTTCGTCAACACCGTATACGTGGAGGTTTGTTTTTTCTGTCCAATACTTTATCTTACTTAGTAAAGCATCGTCATACAGATATACGCTCATTTACCCTCCTCGTTAAATGTTGGATATTCAAACATTGAGTCATCTTCCTGATTTAAAAGATTGAAACTTGAATTGGAATAATCTTCAATCTCAGTCTTCACTAGTGTATCTTCATATTCCGGAGCTATTTCGCAGGCCACAGAAGAAGGAAAAATCATAATGTTTGAAATCCTTATTACTCTAAACAATCTACCTTCACTGTTGTCAATTCCTGCCGGAACAACAAATAAAGCTCCTTGTTGTAAATCTGGCAAGTCATATCTAACATGAATAATAGAGCTTGTATCTTGTAATTCGGATACCCAACCTAATTTCTTCAATGTTTGTTGCGATGGGTGGTCTTCAAAGATGCAATATTCCAACATAGGCTTCTGGTAATTACTTTCTATTTCAGCATATGTTGTATAGTGTTTATCCTTAGCAGGAGCTCTATAGATAACACGTATTCCAAGAAGTTTTGCCATTTCTTTGAAATACATACGATGTAGTGTTGTATTAGAATTAACTAATAACCCATAGTTTTCATCATACGGGGTCATCTATAACACCTACCTTACTAAATTGAAATCTCTTTGTAAATAGTTAACGTCACTTAGAATTGGCGCCTGTTCTTCTCTTAGAGTCAGGAGACCGTTGACCTTCTCCAGCAAGTATAAAATCATAAACATATTTCAATGCTGCATAATGATTCTTCTTTGTTTTTAAAACAGATAGGAACTGTTGTGCCTTTGCTCCACCTTTATCTGCAAGAATATCACTGCACACCTTAACTAACTCAGTCTGGCTTGCTGCTGAATCAATCTTGTCTTTTTCTCTTAGAAGAAGACCGCTTATGCTGTTACTCTTATCAGAAAGATTGACTTGCGCGGCTTCCTTTAACTCCTCGGGCATATGAGGGGCACAATCAAATAAGATATTGTAAGCAATATCTAGCTGATTTCTCTCTTCCGCTGAAAGATCAACTCTATCGTCTTGAAGAATCTCTTCAATTAAATCCGCCGCTATGGATGCCCTGTTACCGTAAAAGTTGTACCGACGGCTACTTTCGTTCAAAGACAAAGAAGGCCTTTTTGAAATCTTAATTTTCATATGTTAATCCTCTTACTTCTTCAGTGTGCCATACAATCTAGTTGAGTTACCTTTTTCGTTCTTAGTCATATAATTATAGTTAAATCTCTCAGTAATGAAAGATTTATTTTCATTCAACTTACCGGTAATAGTAA